CACAATTACACCCAGAGAAGACTCAGATGTTAAGATATCAAGCGTATGGAGAACCATACTTGGCTATATATGGGAAAATTCTACTGGCGATACACAGATGAAACAGGCTATCCATGATTATGCTATTACTGGTCTTGGATATCTCTATGTTTATGTAGATACGGAGTCTGACTTTGGGAGGGGGGATGTAAAGTTTACTCACATTAATCCTTTTCGGGTATATGCACCACCTACCTCACGGGATAGATGGCTAAATGATGCGGACAGTATCATCCTGTCTACAATCCTGAGCAAGGAACAGATATTAACCCTATATCCAGAGCTTGGGACTAAAGCTGATCCTGAGACAGGGGAAGAAGCTCAGGGACCCATAGATAAAATTTCTACCTACGAAGAAAAAGATTATCCTAATGCTCTAAATCGGAATAGTATGTCGGTCTTCACGCCGGCTGAGACCGATAATCTTGAATATAGGGACAATGAGAAGTATCAGATTTTGGAGAGGTATTATAAAACAAAGGTTACCTATTACAGGGTATTAGATACAGCGACAGGTCAGGAATATATATTCGATGAGATGGATATGCAGGGATATATGGAAGATCCCATAAATGCTGAGTCTATCCAAAACGGTGTGGTGCAGATTATTCAAGTTCCTCAGACAAGAGTAAAGGTGTGTGCCTCCCTTGGAGAGATAATTCTTTATGAGGCTACCTTAAATACGGATATGTATCCTATAGTAGCTGTTCCGAATATTTGGACAGAGACACCCTATCCCAAGTCTGATGTTTCAAGGTCGAGACCAATGCAGAGGCTATTGAATAAGCTATGGTCTTTGGCCTTATCGCACGCACAAGCCTCAGCGGGATTAAAACTATTAGTTCCCTTGGGTAGTGTAGAAGATTTAAATCAATTAGAAAAAGATTGGGCAAACCCGAATGCGGTCATTGAGGTTGATTCCTCCCAGGGAGAACCTCACTTCCCCGCTCCTCAACCCCTCACTGGGGAGTTTTACAAGCTGATACAGCAATGTGAGTTTTACATTGACTTTATTTTTGGTTTGCCCGAAATGTTACATGGCTTTCCTGAAAAGGCCCCTGAAACAGTACGCGGAACAGAAAATATGGTTGCATTGGGGCAGGAAAGACCAAAATCTAAACTTAGAGATATAGAATTTAGTGTTAATAGGTTAGGCAAGATCCTTTACAATTTTTCAAAAGGACACTACACATTTCAGAAAATGTTCAGACTGGCACAGCCTAATAACGATTTAACAGAAGCTATGGTCAATGTCTACGATGACAAAAGTCAGCCTATCTTTGACATTGCAAAAGACAGGTATAAGCTTGACCAGCACGACATAAAAATTGAACCTGGATCGACACTACCAACAAGTAAATGGGCGGAGCTGGGGGTTTATCTTGAATCCTACAAGCTCGGTATCGTTGATAAAGTTGAAGTGTTGAAGAAGAACCCTGAAATCTTTGATAAAGAGGGTATCTTAAAGCGTACTGATGAGCGTCAACAAATGATGTCTCAAATTCAGGGATTGCAAGAACAGGTAAAAAATCTGCAAGGGGACTTGCAGACTGCTCAAAGGGAATCTGTGTCTGATCGCAAACGGGTGGAGGTTGAAAAAACCAAATCTCGCTTGGTTGAGATAGCCGCAGATGCTAAAGCAGATAGAAGAGTGGAATCCAACAAAATGCAAAATAAGGTAAAGCTCGAAGCTGAGAGATTGAGGCGTGAGGCAGATCGCATCGGTCAAGCTCTAGAAGCTTAGAGATATCTAAAGGAGTTTAATTATGGAAACCATGTCAGATGGATCAAACCTCGTGAACGAAACAGTGCAAGAACAAAATGCATTAGAAGGGCAACCTATAGTTGCGGAATCTGATTCTATGGAACAGGTTGCGGAACCGACGCAGGAAGCAGTTCCTGCGGGGCCCGATTGGGAAGGCGAAGCCAAAAAGTTTCAGTCGATGTACGATAGAGCAACGGCTGAAAATGAAAAGCTCAGACCAATTGGTCAATTACTTGAATCGAGACCCGATATTGTGGACACGGTTCAGGATATGATTGTAAACCCTGATAGTGGTAAACAGAGTAGTGATGCTATTGTTGACGAAAATGAGTTTAATCCTTGGGATGCATACTACAAGCCAGATTCTCCCTCATACAAGTTTCGGCAGGCGAAAGAACAGGAAACTGTCTCAGGAGCCATGCAGGAAGTTCGTAATGAGTTTTCGAGAAGAGAGGCTGAGATGCAACAAAGACAATTCCTAGATACAACTGTGGATGCGTTGAAAAACAAATACGCGATGAATAACAATGAAATTGCTGATTTCTTAGACTGGTCGAATCAACCGAAAGAAGCAGTTGGATTAGGAAACCTTGTGAAACTCTTTAGGGAGGTTTCCGGGAATGTAAATAACACACAAAGCTCAATTGATGCTGTTAAGGCGAATCAACAATCTCCGCAATCGGCGGGTGTCCTTCAAGGGCAACCACCCCAGGAGCGGAGTGATGAAGATGCTGTCTTTGATCGTGTGTTAAATGCTTCCCGCATAGGAAAACTTCCTTTAGCTAAACAAGGGTAACCAATTAGGAGACACAAATGGCTTATAAAACAGGTACAAAACTATCTAGTGATGTAACTGCTGCTGCCACAAGTGCTGGTGTTGGTACCGCTCCGGATCGCCGTCGATTATACGACTTCTCTGATCGGGTTGCGGAACTTTCCCCTGAAGAATCACCGTTCTTTGTATACTTGAATAAGGTATCCAAGGCACCGACTGATGATCCAATCTTTCGATTCCTTGAGAATCGTTCCAAAATAGATTGGACGAGTAGAGAGTTCTACACAGATGGTGCTGTGAATGGTGGGTCCGCTGTAAGTGCGGGCACAGATTACTCCTTTACCGTTGATGACAACGCCTCTTCCCCCGCTAGTATTGACTGGCTGGTAAAAGGCATGGTCTTCTCTGTGAATACAATTGATAGTACCGCCGGTTGGGCTCAAGTACTCGTAAGAGTCGAGAGTGCCGTTACCGACAATGGTGCAGATTCAACCTTCACAGGTAAAGTGATAGATGTGTCCAATAGTGGAATTTCCAATTACAATGTCGTCGCGACTAATAAACGATGTCAGGTAGTTGGTACCGCTTTTGCAGAGGGCACCGGTTCTCCAGATGCTTGGTCGAATGAGATCGAAGATGACTTCGGTTATACTCAGATCTTTAAGACCGCTGCGGAAATGTCCAATACTTCTATGGCTACACGCTATCGTGGATACGCTAGTGAGTGGGATAGAATTTGGGCTCTTAAACTCCGAGAGCATAAGGTAGATATCGAAAGAGCTATGCTGTTTGGTCAGCGAGCTCGTGTAAGTAGTATCCAGTATACTGAAGGTATTGTTGGACACATTGTAAAAAATGCTAGTCCAACCACTGATGACAGTGCCCTTACCTATAGTTCTGGTGCACCTTACTACAGATCGTCTACTAGTGCAGAGTTTACCTATGATAGATTCCTTGGGGATCTTGAGGTGCTCTTCGACCCAGCTCGTGGTGGCTCTTCTGAAAAATTGGTATTGGCAAGTCTTCCTGTCGTCACTCAGATGAATAAAATCGGTGATGGCGGATTTCTTGATGTGTCAACGGCAAGTACTCAAGTTCAAATGAACGCCCCTCTCGAAGAGAGGACGGGTGCTTTCGGACATAAAGTGATGATGCTAGAAACCATACATGGGAGCCTTCAGTTTGTGAAGGAACCGCTTTTCCGCGGATTCTCATCTGGTATGATGTGTGTTGTCGATATGTCCAAAGTCGCTTATCGCCCACTCGTGGGTAATGGCGTAAACCGTGACACTCAAATCGAAACCAATGTTCAGAATGCCGACGAAGATCTTCGGAAGGATATGATCCTTACCGAAGCAGGTCTTGAAGTGACTCTCCCCGAAGCACACGCACTCTATAACCTAGAGTAGTGAATAGGAGAGATAAACAATGAGATCAGCGTTCTTAGAAGAGAATAGTGGCTATACAGATGGTCACTTAAAGAAAGTTGAAGAGATCAAAGCCGCAAGAACCCTTGTAAAGGGCGACAGTGGCAAGGTCTTCACACTTTCTTCTGCTGGTGGAGCTTTTACTATTACATTGCCAACTGCATCTAACGGTGAAGATGGTATGTACTACGAATTTTTCGTAGAGGAAGAGACTCCAACGGCGGCTATTACACTCGCGGCAGGCAGTGCAATTGTTAGTTTAGTCATGAAGGATGCAGGCGGAAACGCATCAAACTCGACCGTGGGAACCCAGGTATCTAACATCGTTATTGGGACTAGTGCCCAAAAAGGTGATTGGATCAAGATGGTTTACTACAGTGCAGAGTGGAATGCTATTGCCTTGTCTGGTATTGACGACGCTATTACCACTTCATAGTCCAAAACGATAAGGACTACACCTTTGGGCAGGTGGGGGATGATCAATAAAAGGTTATCCCCAACGCCCTAAAATTTTTTAAAAGTTAAACTGGAGATGAAATGGCTATAAAATGTAAAGTTTTCATACATGACACAAGCAATTTAGCAAGTGATGATGGTGATGCTGATGGTAAGTTGGCAGAAGATGTTCAAGATTATGTGAGCACACATATTGGAACAGCAGATATTACTACTCAGCTAAATATATCATCTACAATGATTAATAATGGCAGTCATGTTATGACCTTAGTTTTATTAGAAGCGAACTAAGTTAACAATAAATAGGAAGCGACTATGCCTAAAGTTGGTAAGAAAAAGTTCCCTTATACAAAGAAGGGGAAACAGGCAGCAAAAAAATATGCCAAAAAAACTGGCAGAAAAGCCAAGAAAAGTAAGAGGTACTAATGGCTACTTTTGAAGCACAGGTAGAAGGTTTAACAAGTCTTTCAATTGATGGTAGCTCAGCCCCCACTCAAACAGAGTTAACTCAATTCTTAACAGATGGGGCCAA